AATACCGAACTGCCCGTCACCATCGAGCAGGCGCGCTATCATTTGCGCAATGAAGACCTCCGGTTCGACGATGCCCTACTCACGACCTACATAAAAGCCGCGGCGGGCTATATCGAGCGCACCTATGGCCTGGCCCTGCTCACCCAAACCATAAAGCAATACCACGCGGCATTCCCGTGCGGCTCAAATAATCCTCTGATGCTGCGTATAGCCCCGCTGGCCAGTGTTACTTCCATCGAGTACACTGACAGCGCGGGCGCCACACAGACATGGACATCATCCGAATACACGTCCGGCCGCATGAACCTTGGCGGCTTCATTGTTCCGGCCATCGGGTACAACTGGCCCGGGTCCGTCGCCACAACGCCCAACGCTATCACCGTCACCTACCAGGCCGGATTCGGTGCGAAGCCATCATCCATACCTGCCCCTATTACACAGGCTATGCTATTGCTCATCGGCGATATGTACAGCCGACGCGAAGACAACGTAGTGAGCATGCCAAAAGCATCCGAATACCTGCTGTTACCGTGGTATCAGTGGGCCGCATAAATCCGATATACGTACACACATACGACAAAAAGAATTCTGCGCGATTCTCGTGCGCCACATAAACGAACAAACAAAACAAACTATGGCTATTTCACTGGGCAAAGCCCTCGCTACATCATCCAACGCCCGTACCAACTGGATTACCATTGTGCTGGCAGTCATCATCGGCGTATTATCTTTTTTCAAGATCATACCGGACCTCCAAACCGCCCAAAGCCTCGGCAAGGACGTATCCGACCTGATCACATACGCCACAGCCGGCGCATGGACGGCCGTTTTCACTGTCGCTCTCAACCTTTACAACACAATCAAACACCTGTTTTCTTCCGGCGCCTGAATGGCAAAACCCGTTTACATCGGCAATCTCGACCGGCGCATCTGTATCCAGACGTCTACCGAAACGCGCGGCGCATCCGGCCAGGAGGTTCTTACATGGACCACCTGGGCGGAGTGCTGGGCCGGTATCGAATACCCTGGCACCAGATCGGATGAGCAGGTCATTGCCGATCAGGAGGTAAGCATGACCACCGTTTTTTTCATTATCCGTTATCGCGATGGCATAAACCAGAAAATGCGGATCATGTACAACGGGGTCTATTATGACATCCTGAACAAGTTTGAAATCGGCCGCCGCGAATACCTGCGACTGCCCGCAAAAATTCACGAATGAAAGCAGGCCAGTACATATACGCGAAACTCACTGCCGCCACGGCCGTCACCGACCTGGTTGGCACGCGCATCTACCCGGTATTCCTGCCGCAAAATGCCGAGTATCCTGCTATTGTGTACCTGGTCGACAACGAACCGCTTACCGTCACAAAAGACACACCGGCCGATCTTGATATAGCGCGTGTGAAATTTCATATTTGGGCATCGGCGGCCCAGGGCGAAAACGGTTACCAGTCTGTCGACGACATCGACGAAGCCGTGCGCAATGCGCTCGATTTTGTGGAGGGCACTGCCGGCACAGTCACCGTCGAACTATGCCACTACGACGGCAGCAAAGACGGCCGCGATGACGAAATGACATTATTCATGCGGGAGGCTTCATACACGTTCATCACAAAAAACTAACCCATGGACGCGCAACTACAAACCGAACTCAACGCCCTGATTAAAAGCCTTCAGGGTGTGAGCGATGCAGCCAAAAAGGACGCTGACCGGGTACTGACCGAGGCGGCCGGGCCATTGCGTTCGGTTGTACAGGGCAAGGCTCCGCAAAGCGACCGGCCGCATAGCCGGTACAGCACGCCAAAAGCGGCGGGCAAGTTGCGCGCGCCAAAAGGATCCGGCCGCATAGTGGCCACATACCAACCCGGCAACCTGAAACAATCGTTTTCTATTCTGGCATTCAGGCGGGCGCGGTTTGCAAAATTCATCGGGCCCAAACTCAACAAGTCGCGCAAGGGCCGGCAACCCGACGGCTACTATGCGCACATGGTAGAATTCGGCACCGTGAAGCAATCCGCACAGCATTTCGTGCAGGCCGCCGTGGATGCTGCCGGCGATACCACGCTGCGATTCGCCGCCGAACTGATGAAACGCACCATCGATCGATATGCCGTCCGGAACGGCCTAAAATGATATGAGCATGAAAATCAAGTTTTTGAAACCATACCCCGACCCATACAACCCCGCCAAAACATACCTGCCGGGATGGGTAGCGGAATTTTCGGACCCCGACGCACAAGCCGTCATAAAAGGCGGATTTGCGCATGAAGTATCATCCGACGTACGCGCGCGCCGGTATGAAGCGCAACAAGTATCTACCGAGTGCGCGCCAACCGGCACTACTATCACACTGACAGAACTCACCGGCAAAAAACCGAAAGAAACAAAGAAAGAACCCGAATCAGACCTCACGGCATTTTTCGTAAAAGGCGCATTATCAGACGCTTTGAGCGAAGATTAGAGTCGATATTTAAACAAACACAAACAAACAAAAAGATACTACTATGGCAACCACGGGCACAGTTTTGGCCAAAAACATGAAACTATACGTCGGGGCTACGGCAATCACCTGCCAGGTGGATGCCAAAATCTCGATGTCCACCAACATGTTCGAAACGACATGTAAAGACAGCACCGCCGTGAGCGCTTTCCTGCCGGGCTCCAAATCCTGGACTGCCAGCGGCACCGGCAATTTCGCATTCGACGCCACCTACGGATTCTCCGATCTTTTCGAAGCCTGGGACGCGCAATCGACCATCGCCATCGTATGGCAGACGGGCGTCACCGGCGACGAAAAACTATCGGGTTCCTGCTATATATCCAAACTGGACGGCGACAGCAGCGGCAACGATGCCGCCGTGACCTACAGTTTTGAGTTGCAGGGCACCGGCGCACTCACCAAAGCAACAATCTGATTTTTTGCCGTCGCCGGTATCATTTCGCCATTGCGCCATCCGGACCTATTACAGAGTGGGGTTCTGAATCAGGTGGAGGCAATGGCGGAATAATGCCGGCGGCGGCTATCAAAAAAAAACACTCTGATGGTACATTTTATCGACATCGGCCAGGGAACAGAGCGGCGCACCCGCCCCGTATCGTTCGACAACGCCCTGGCATACGAATACGAACTCACTACCGGCAAAAGTTACCTCCGCGACCTGACGGCGCTGTTTTCTGAACTTGTCGGCGTGGCCCAGAACCTCAACACCGACGATGTAGGCACGGCGGCAGCGGGCATGTCGGTTGTCAAGTTCGGCGACATTATGTATTGCGCCTTTCGGCTCGGGGCCATACAAAACCGTGAGCAGATTGATTTTACAGTGTACGACGTGGTTAACTGGCTTATGGCCGACACGGCCGCCGTAACGGTACTGGTTAACCTGCTGGTCGACGCCAATAGCGACCCGAACGCGGCCGATGATGAGGACGCAAAAAAAAAGAATTTGACCCCGACGAACTTCCGGACCGCATCGACTGGCAGCCGCTCATCGAAGCCGCGGCGGCCAGCGGGATGACGGAAACGGAATTCTGGCATAGCACGCCGCGCTATTTCAGGGCGCGGCAAAGAGCGCACATAGAGCGATTCCGTACAGGCTGGGAGCAGTCGCGGTTTGTGGCATTTCATGTGGTCAAAACCGTAGACTCAAAAAATGATTTTCGCAGGGTGACCGACATTATCCTTTTTCCCTGGGATGCCACGCCGGAGCCGCTGTTTCAGCCGATTTCAGAAGCGGAATTAAAGCCGTTTTCCGATGAAGCGGATGAGGTACTCAAAAAAACCAACCCTGCCGCCTGGGAGGCTTTTATGAAAGCCAAAGCGGAAAAAGAAGCACACCAATAATGCCATGCCATCAATTGCACAACTAAACGTCAGGGTCGGCCTCATATTCAAAGACCTCGATAAGGGGCTGGAACAGGTAGAGCGCAGGCTCCGTTCGTCGGGTCGGCGCTTGTCGCAGTTGGGCGGCGATATTACGGTGGCCATATCCGGCCCGCTGGGCCTCATCGGGGCCAGCGCCATCACCGCAGCCGGCAATCTGGAAAGCCTGCAACTGGCCATGGTCAGCACCTTCGAAAGTGCGGGGCGTGGCGCGGGCGATGCACAGAAAGAAATAGAGGCATTGCGAAAATCGGCCCTTGCGCCGGGCCTCGATCTGGAGCAGGCAATAAAGGCAAGCATACGCCTGCAGAGCGTCGGCGACAGCGCGGAGGCCGCACGCAAAACCATCGAAGGCGTAGCCAATGCCGTAGCGCTCACGGGCGGCACTGCCGCCAATCTCGAATCCGTCACGGTGCAGATGTCGCAAATGATCAGCAAGGGGAAGGTGCTTTCGCAGGATTTGCGCATCATTCAGGAAAATATGCCGATCATCTCCAAACTGATGAAACAGGCATTCGGCACCTCCAATGCGGAAGACATACAGAATCTTGGTATCACGGGCAAGGAGTTTGTGGACAAAATCACACTGGAACTGCAAAAACTGCCCAAAGTATCGGGCGGCATACAGAATGCCATCGTGAACGCCGGCGCGGCGGTTAAAAACTTCCTGGCAACCATCGGCCTTGAAATCAACAAGGTATTCGATATAGGCGCAAAATCCGACCAGTTTTCCGCCTTCCTGAAAAGCGCGGCGGAGGGCTTCGCCAACCTGAGCGACGGCACCAAACGCTTTATCGTCGAGTTCGGCCTTGTGGCCGTTGCGGCCGGGCCGGCCATAAAAGTATTTGGCGTGCTGAAAAGCACGGCAGCGCAAGTGATTGACCTGTTTCAGGGCGGCATAGGAATTATCAAGACGATGGCAGGCGGTGTAATTACGGCAGCAGAGGCATTTTCGCGTCTTAATTTGGTAATGAAAGTATCTGTTATCGGCGCTGTGCTTGCCGTTGTAACAGCGCTGTATTTTGCATTTGAAAACCTTTCTTCCAATGTATCCGCCACGACTGAGGTGCTGCAAAAATCATCTCAGGCGGCTTCGGAAGAGCGTGCAAAAACCGAATTTCTGATTGATGTAATTAAAGATCAGAATGCAGGATACAGGGAAAAACAAGGCGCCCTGAAAAAATTGCAGGAAATAGCACCCGAATATTTTAAAGGGCTTGACCTTGAAAAAACGTCGATAGAACAATTAAATAAAGCCTATGATTCATACATCGATAGCATAATCAGGGCGGCGCGCGCTAAAGCGGCAGAGGAAAAACTGATCGAACTCGACAGAAAACAACTTGAAATACTTGAACGGCGCAATCGGTTACAGGCCAGCGGAACAGGCGATTTCAAGAAATCGACAGGCGGTTTCGGAAGTGTCACAGCATTCGATCAACAAGCGTTAAATGCCAAAAAAGAATTAATTGATGCGGCTGAACAGGAAGCGAAAGCGAATCAAAAAGAGATGGATTCGCTTAAAGCGCTTATCAGGGAAAATACAAATTTGGCAGGGTCCAACGAGGTTGTAAGTAATACGACCCAAAAAGCCGTATTGTCGGCAAAGGACAGAGCCAAAGCAGCCCGCGAACAAGCCAAAGCCGAAAAAGAGGTCTTCGACGAACTCGACGCCATAACGGAACAACTGCTCGCCATGAATGAGCAGGAGCAGCGGCTCAAAGATTTGCAGGTGGCGCCAAAAATACCGGAAGGCGGAGGGCTTGGCACTACGCAATTCGGAACGGCGCTCGACCCGGTGAAAAGCACAACTGCCGGCACCGATAGACTGAAAGAGGTACAGGATACGCTTGCAAACGTTGGCATTGCGGCTACCGCATCGCTTACCCCGATAGACCAACTTTTGCAGGCGCTGAGCGCGCATGCCATAGGGTTCGGCGATAGTTGGAAGATACTTACCGAAATAGTACAGGGCAGTAGCAATACCATGGGGCAGGCGCTTGGCGCAGCGGCCAGCGCTTTCGTGCAATCGGCTGCCGCCGGTGAGGCGTCGTTCAAAAGCCTGGGCCAGGCGGCCCTGCAGGGCGCAGCGGCCGTCATACGCGCAAAACTGATCGAATCGGTAGCCTCTGTTGCCGCCGATGCTTTCAAAAAATTCGGCCTGCTTGGATTCATCGGCGCGGCAGTGGGCGGCGGCGCCGTGGTTGGCCTGTTCAACAAACTGGTTTCGTCCATCAAAGTGCCCGGCTTCGCCCTGGGCACCAACTATGCACCCGGAGGCCTTGCCCTTGTCGGCGAACGAGGGCCCGAACTTGTCAACCTGCCGCGCGGCGCGCAGGTGACGCCAAACAATAAAATAGGCAGGCTGGCGGGTAATAATGCCGCAAACAACGTAAACGTAACCGGCCAATTTGTCTTGCGCGGTACCGATCTGGTCGTAGCGCTCGAAAAGCAAAACAGCATCAACAACCGGATACGCGGTTTTTAGCAATAAAAAATACCTGCCCCCACAATGCAAAGGACAGGTATCAACATAATGATATCAGCAAATTTGTAGAGGCAAAGATAAAAGATTCTTAAACAAAATGCCACATATAAGCGAAATAACCGATCAGGATGCCATCGACGCCGCGCGGCTAACGGGCCTGCCGTTCGATCAGATATTCCGGTATCATTGGGGCATTTCTGTCATGGCTGTCAAAATGCCAGTCTCGTTTTGCTTCCATTTCAAACGCGAGCATTTCGAATGCGGCATGCCCGGGTTGCTCACGCCAAACATTCACCTGATCGTTGATTTTTTGCGCGATCGGGGGTATGATCTTGATAAAACTGAAACACATGGCATTCTCTCTATTCAAAAAGAAAAAATCGGTAGCGGGGTATAAATTAAACTGGATACCATCGCCGCCCGACCCGCGCGACTTCAAATTCGCGGCCGTACTGGCCAGGCGCGGCGCCGTCATAAACCCGCCCTCATCCGATCTATCGGAAGCGATACCGGAGGTGTATGATCAGGGCAGTATAGGTAGTTGCACGGGCAACAGCGGCGCTATGACCGGGCTTTTTCAAAGCCGCATGCAGGGACGCGAAATATCGCCGTCGCGCCTGATGCTGTATTATGGGGCAAGGGAGATCATAGGCGAAACAGAATACGACAACGGCGCCTACATCCGCGACATATTCAAAGCGTGGTCAAAATTGGGCGTAGCGCCCGAAAGCATCTGGGCTTACGACGAATCGCAGGTCACGGTGCGGCCCAGCCCACTTGCCTACAACGTTGGCCTCAAAACGCTGGCAACGGCCTATCATGCCCTCGACAATACCAATCTGGAAGAGTTAAAATCGTGCATTGCCCTGGGGCATCCGTTTGTTTTGGGCTTCAACGTATATCACTCTTTTATGTACGGCAACTGGAAAGACACCATGCCGATGCCGACGCCAAAGGAAAACCTTTTGGGCGGGCATGCCGTGTGCGCCGTCGGCTACGACGATACGCGGCAGGCGTTCCGCATAAAAAACAGTTGGGGCACCGACTGGAAAGATGGCGGCCATTTCTGGATGCCTTACGCATTCGTAACAAATACCCGCTATTGCGCCGATCTCTGGACGCTGCAAGGCGTGACGCCTGCCGACAATCCCGTGCCGCCAACACCGGACAACAAAACCAGCGTAGTAGACCTGAAAAACATATTTTTCAGCAGCGCGGCGCTGTGTAAATTGCGCGAATCAGAACTCATACTGATGGGCCGCGAGATGGGCCTGAATACCGACATCAAAAAGACAAAGGCACAAAACGCGGCTATCGTGGCCGGCGGGCTGGGCATAAAGTAGACCACACATGGCAACCCGTTTTCGCTGCGCATATATCAATTACAAATCCAGGCACTACAATATATACCTGGATGATGCCGACTATGTAGGCAGCGTGATTGATTTTGACAGCGGCGCGGACGGGTTTACACTGGATTACCAGGGCGATCAGAAAGGGCTTACGATAAAGAACCTGGGCAGCAGTCTGGATTTCGGTATTGCCATCGGCGAAACGGAAAGCAATTATGCCGACTGCATTTCCCTGATCGAAGACCTGAAAGATGCCGCTGAAGGCCGGTTTACGGTGAAAGTGACCCGGGGCGAGATCGGCGTTGATGAAAGCATGTTTTGGGTCGGCTATGTACTGCCGGACATCGCGCGGCTCGAAGATCGCGCCCAGATACAGGAATTCAGGATCGCCGCTACGGATGGCCTGGCACGACTAAAAGGCATAGAATACAAAGACGACAGCGGCGCTACCGACGTGCCGTGGGGCATGCTTTCGTTTAAAGACCACCTGATACAATGCCTGAATCAGGACGGCCTTTCGGCGCTGTATTTCGCCGGAACAGACGTGTTTCTGCGCACCGTGGTGGAATGGTACGAAGACGGGCACGGTACGCCTGCTGTGGCCAAATGTCCGCTTGCTTATTCGAGGGTATCGGGCGAGGTGTTCGCGGAGCGCGATAAAGACGGCGGCTGGAAATTTAAAAACTGTTTCCAGGTGCTGGAAGAGATTTGCCGCCATTGGCGCGCGCGGCTATATTTTAGCGACGGCTGCTACCGGTTTGAGCAGTACAACAACCGGGCGTCTGAAAATTTCCATGAACGCAGATTCGCCACGGACAAATCGCTTTTGAGTTCGGCCACAACAACTTACGAAGAACTTATAAACCAGACGCATAGCGGCACGCGCCTGGCAACGGGCGTTTACCAATGGTTGCCGCCGATGAAACAGGCGGTTATTTCGTACAACCACAATACCTACAAAAACTATCTGTCGGGCACCTCTTACAAATGGTACAAAACCAGCGGCAGCAACGCGGCGCTCACAATCAGCAATATCGGTTTCGATGCGGATAGTTATATAAAGGTTTCGGGCGTATTGAAACTGAAGGTAAGCAGCGCAAGTACGGCGCCATGGCGGCAGGTGTTCGCCATGTATCTCGACGTAGGGTCGTATTCCCTGAAACGGCACTCGCAGGCGGTGCAGCCGTTCTACCTGATTCAGTACGATACGCCGGCGGAATGGCAGATCAGCAGTGTGCGCGCCGATATTTCTACCGATTTCATATTCAGCGGTTCGTTTGAGGGACAGATACCGTTCACCATTTGGACACCGGTAATTCCATCGGGTCAGAATTCCCTATCGATCGATTTCGACGTGTACGGCGCTTTCAACAATGTGGAAAGCACGGTAACAACCACCATATCCGATTGGGCATTTCAAGACCTCACGCTCACGATCATCGGCCTCGATACGGCGGCCAACTATGAAGCCGCGCGGAAATACTACTCCGATAATTCGGATACCGGAAACTCGTTTATTTCGGAAGAGGCGCACATATTCGGCCATGCGGTAAAACCCTGGACGCCCAGCAAAATACAGGTGACGTCGGACCTTGCAACATGGGCCGACAGCACCGCTACCTGGACGGTGGAGGGCGACGGCACATCGTACGAATTCGGCGCACTTGCAGCGAATGAGACGCTGGCAGCCCAGCCGAAACCGGTACAGACATACAACGGCAGTATCAGAGGCGATCGCATGTTCGCTCATTACAGGTTCACCACATCGGGCGATAGTTACGTCTGGTTGTTCCTGAACGGCCGTTTTGACGCCCAGACGGAAACCATGTCGGGCACCTGGTGGAACGTCGGCGTAGATAGGCTTTTCACAGTGAACGGGCCTATACTGCAACTGCCAGTGGGCGGCCATGACCCGGACACAGGCGGGCCACAAAACCCGCATAGCCCCGGAAACAACGTGCCGGTGAATAACGGCACCAACATAGCCCTGAATGCGATTACCAATAATTTCACGAGCGCCATCGTGTCGGCTGGTTCCGTTACTTCCATTCCGGTAGCATACCAGGTGAAAGCGAACGCATACGAGGTCGGCGACGAAATAGTAATGGTGAACCCGCAGACGGGCAAGGTAAGTACCCTGACCATTACGACCAATAGCGCCCTGGGCGACACAAGCCTTGCCGTGTCTGGCACGCTGGACGAAGATTTGCCGCTTGGTTCGTTCGTCATATACAGCAGCCTCAACAAGACTACCACCGAGGGCGGGCCATCGGCGCCGGCGCTCGGGCTGGCCAGCTACGATCTGACCACCGGGGCCAACAGCATCGACATACCTGAGGGCTGCATGCTCGAATACTTTGTTGCGCTGCATGTCACCGATACGGGCGTCATCATCGTCGGCACCACCAACGGCGGCAGTGAGGTGATGGACTACGCCAACTACGATACCGCCGGCTACACTAACCAGGTGCTGCGCTATTTCGCGGCAACCACCACCATTTATTTTGTCGGGTTCACCGGCACGCTCACCGTAAAAATTAAAATAACGGCATGAAACGCTACCTGATACTGGCCCTGCTCGGCTTCGCTCCAATATTCGCCGGCGCCCAAACCTCCAACATGGCGCGGGTGATAGCGCGGGAAATGCTGCGCATAGGTGTGGATACGTCCAAATATTTCACCTCCATAACTGACACGATATACAGTGGCAGCACTGATCGGCAGGCGCCCACGGCTGCGGCCGTGTATGAGGCGATAGCGGGCGGACTTACATTGCCAACCGGCACCCACGACGGGCAAATCCTTGTATGGAATGGCTCAGCCTGGGAAGAATACAGCGGCAGTGCACATGGCAATGGCCTGTACTGGGACAGTACCAACGGCTGGCAGGAATACGGGCTCATCGCATCTAACCAGGTATTTGCGAGTTCGGGCACGGTAGGCGCATTTGCTAAGCCGGCTATGCGCACGTTGGTGGCGGCAGATATTCCGACAATAAGCCTTACGGCAGGCGTATCGGGTACGCTACCGGCTGCTAATGGCGGCACGGGCAATGCTTCGTACACCACAGGCGATATTCTGTACGCATCCGGTACGACAACGTTATCGAAATTGGCCGACGTTGCCACCGGTAATGCTATTATATCCGGCGGTGTGGGCGTAGCGCCGTCGTATGGAAAAATCGGACTTACTACCCATGTATCCGGCACATTGCCCGTTACCAGTGGCGGTACGGGCCTGACATCGGCCACACAGGGCGATATTGTGTACGCTTCGGCTGCAAATACTTATTCGCTGCTGGCCAAAAACACGAGCGCGACCAGATACCTGAGCAACACCGGAACAAGCAACAACCCGGCATGGGCACAGGTAGCATTGGCAACGGGTGTATCCGGAACGCTGCCTGTCGCTAATGGTGGTACGGGCGCTACTTCCTTAACCGCCAATCGTATTTTGGTTGGTAATGGTACATCGGCGATTTCCAATTCCAGCGCGTTGACATTCGACTTGTCAACCGCGAAATTCACACATACGGGCACGCGGTCGATAAGCAGTAGTGATATTATGTTTTCGCTACTCGGTACACATACAAGCACAGCGAACAGCGTAACGAGTGTGGGGTTAAACCTTGCCAATACATTCACCAATTCGGGGGCTGAAACCGGTAATAGATTTTATCAACTCGGCACTGGCTTTTCGATTTCGGCAGGTCCGAAAATGGATTATTTGGTAGGCATATTCGGCGACTACTCGAATTACTCGGCTAATGTTTCCAACTTTTATGGGAGTTGGCAAACGCTGCGTATAAGACCTGCCACAGGTACTGCTACGCAAACAATATATGGCAACAGGGTAGATGTAAACAGGTACGATGCCACCGACGATGCGCACAATGCCACGGGCCTATATGGTAAAGTGGCTGACTTCACCAGCACAGGCAGGTATAATATCGGTATCGGGCTGAATTATACAGTTGAAAGCGCAAAAACGGGCACCGGAATAGCAGCAACCGTAGATACCCGAAAAGGCACCACGGGAAACACACAGTATGGGATACAATTAGCCAACAACGTTACCGGCGCATATATTGTTGATAACGCATATGGCATAAGGCTGAGCGCAACGGAATCAAGTGGAGGGGTAATTACAAACTATTACGGAATCTACCAAAACAGCGTACCAACGGGTGGCACGCTGGCCTACTTCCTGTACAACAACAACAACGTCCGTAGTTACACCAATGGCAGTTTTGCTATTGGAACAGACGCTACCACCGCTAAACTGCTGGTCAGGGGATCGGGCACAACATCCTCTACCTACTCCGGGATTTTCGAGAAAAGCGACGGTACCGATGTTGTGGTAATTCGGGACGATGGCAAAGTCGCCATAGCCAACGACGGCTTTAATGAGGCGCTCAACGTGAACGGCCAGGTGCGGGCAGATGCCGTCGATATACGCAGTTGGGAAACAACGGACAACACCAACGACGGCGAACTGCACTATGAAGACGGCGATGGGCAAACGGCATACCTGACCATCGGCGCAGGTGAGCGGCGTTTCCCCATATTGCCGCACATGGTGCAACTGCAGGCGATAGATTACAACGTGGACTGGACAACAGGCCGCACCAAAGCATTCTGGACGGTGCCTGCGCGGTTCAACGGCTGGAAGGTATCGAAAGTGTATGTTTCGGTATCCAGCATTGGCAGCGTGACGGGCAATGTGGT